CCTTGGGCATGTGTGCCGGGTACGTCTTTCTTTTTTTCTATGGGGTGCATCGTTGGATGTCGATACCCACTTGTTATTACGAAAGGGAAACCACAGTACGCCCGTAACTCATCTAGCTTTTCTAGGAACTCCTTTTCCATATTGTTGGTGCCGGAGACTTGACAGTCAAATTCTTCTCTTTTGAAGTGCTTAAGACTCATCTACTACTTCTCCTTCAATGACCTCAGAACCGCCCACGTCAACAGCACCAACACCACTAATATTAATTTGTATAGCACTGCGACCGCCATCCTTAACAATATCCTTTTCAAATGCAGCAACAGGAAGGATTCTATCCATAACAAGTTTCCACGCTGCTGATTGATTCTTATGTTCTGGGTCTAATGCTGCATCAAATATCGCATCCATCACGGCGCGAGAGCGAGGCGAGTTTAACATCCTTGCCTTATACTCGTTTATTATTGCTGCATCGCCTTTAGGACGACCAACAGACTTTCTGTTACCCTTTGTTTTACTAGAAACAGAACTTCTTTTAGGTCTACCAACAGGATTTTTTTTGTTTTCCATTCGTTTCCTCTGGCGAGTGCTACTGTATAGGCTCTACCTAGATTGCTTTTGGGTTTGTTATCTATACTTGTAGGTAATATGCATAAGTAAAAAGTCTTTATGCATCGTACTTTTCGTCATAGTTCTATATATACATATATTATAGCATACTTTTTAGCAAATGTCAACCCCTGTAGGGAAAAAACATTGTATTTACAGTGCAGATTCTGTGCTTTTACAGTGCAGATTAGCCTTATATCCCAGGATTATAGTAAATTATTGATATATAACTAAAAGATCTAGTAATAAAGACTTCCAATTTTGCTCTTTTTTGTATCTAGGTAGGACACGCGCGTTGTAGTGCTGCAAAATCCCCTCCCCCTGTACGTTTATACAGTACTGTACAGAAAAACAGTGGTTATTTATACAGTACTGTGCATCCATACAGTAGAGTGTGAGAGGCTGTGAAGTACCCAATAGACCTATGAAAATAACCCTAGGGTTAAAAAGGTATCGTTTGACGCCATTGATTAATGAGAGTAATATCGGCAATGGGTAATGATGCCCTACTACTAAAAGGTAATTTTGATATGACACAAATTGAAACTAAAGCTAACCCTATCGCTGTGGCTGTTCGCACCGCCATCGCATCCGCTGATAAAGCGATCGATAAGGCTCGACAGTCTGAATTGGATAAGATCCTTAAATTGATCGATACCAAAGATGTGACCAAGGCTGATTTAAAGCCGATTCGCGCAAGTCTGATCGAGTACTACACCGAGCGTTCAACGGACGGTAAAGGTAAGGGAGCGGCTAACCAAGCCAGTCGAGTTACTCGATTGTTTAAGGTAGCTTTTAACCTCGATAAAAAACTCTGCGAAGCATGGGGAGTATCGACACCGGATGAAGGTAAAGCACTGCTTCATCGTCTAATCGACGAAAAAAGTATCAAGTCGGTGAAGGGATTAGCTGAGGCGCTAACGCCACCATCGACTGAGACTGAATCGGAGTCGACTGAGACTGAATCGGAGTCGACTGAGTTACTCGATAAGGATTCGCAGAATCCGCTGGAATTACTGGCCGGATATTTCGCCAACTGCAAAAAGCATTCTCACACGCCCGACGAGGTGTTTAATTTAATCCAGCAAGTGAGCACCAATCGCGAGGCATTTGATAAGCTTTGGAAGGCTGTTCCTACTAAACATAGCTAACCAAAACCATAAACCTTTATAGCCCCTGCATTGGGGCTTTTTGGTATCTAATACTTGGAGATTTTAATCATGCTTGAAAATATTATTTGTTATTCTGAGATCTCAACGCGCGAGGTTGTCGTTATTGATGACGTTGTTGAACGGGCTTGGTCTTATTCGATACTAAAACAGACGCGCAAAGCTTTAGGTGTTCGTGCTGTTTACGCTCGCGTTGATCCTGTTACGCGCTGGATTACAGTGTCCACTAATCGAGCGAAGCCTTTGGACATTGTCGCAGACTAACCCGCCAATCCGTAGCAGTACCCTTTAAAGCCCGCCATTGTGCGGGTTTTTTTGTGCCCGTAAAAAAGTGATGACATTCATACTGTGAATGCCGGTTGACACAACTATAACGATATGAGATAATATGTTTGGTGGCTATTCATTCTGGTTATATGTGGATGTGTGGTCGTGTTCAAAAATAACCCTAGGGTTAAAAATGGAGACGTTATTATGTTCGAACAATGGCAACCGTGGTGGGACGTTGTGCTACTGCTGACAGTATCGACCCCATTATTTTTATATTTACTGTTAGACGAGGAGAGTAACCGATGAGCTTTATTGTTATGGCTAGGGATGAGTGCAACACGGAGTTCCGCCCATCAAATAAGTATCACTCGAACGAGGATGATGCGTATGCAGAGCTGTCGCGTTTGCGTGAGGTGTACGAGGAAGCCCGTTCTATGTGGGTGGAGGAGTATCGCAAGGCTAGTTACTATCAGAGAGAGGAGTGGGAGTGGTGATTAGTATTACTAAGGCACAGCAACAGGCGTTGTTGCGGAAGTGGAGAGATCACGACAACGGTATGACGTACCGACAGTTCAGGCGTAGTGTTGAGCCTATGTTTGGTGGTGATGGTGCTGTCGTGGTGAAGTGGTGGACGATGTGGTTAGCCATTGAACCTAATGGTTATACGCATTCATAAAAGGAGAAGTAACAATGGATATTCATTGCAGACATTGTGGTGAACCGTGGGATCATGACGAGTTGCATGATGTGGAGGGAGCGTCTTACAAGGAAGCTGTTCAGTTGTTTGTGGTGCATGGGTGTGGTGCGTTTGGTTTCGAGCCACCACTACTTACGTGTAGACACAAGCCTATCTATCCACCTGAGATGATGGAGTTGATACGGACAGCGCAGGATATGTCGCCGTACCCTGACGAGTGGAGCAGTCCCGATGAGATTGAGATGATGCTAGAGATGGCGGAGGATATTTTCTGATGTCTATGGTCTTTGAATGTGTTGTGTGCGATGAGTGGTTTCGCAGCGAGAAGGATGTCTACCAAGAGGACAACGGTGACTGCATCTGTGTGTCGTGTTGGGAAGATAACGTGGAAGAGCTAATGGAGAAGTACTATGGGAGAAGTAGTGGAGCTGTTCAGCAAAACTAAAGTGTCGGCTACGTGCCTGTTGTGCAGGAGTGTGCACAGTCGTGTGGTTGACACGGATTCGTGGGGTTGGTATCTTTGTACTGACAGATTTGTACAGGACATCTTCGACAGTGAGGATGCCAGTACGAGGGAGGTACTCGTGGGTAATAAGACGGGTGCCTATATGTGCGACGATTGTCGTGATTCATTTGGTGAGGAGTAGTAGTTATGCATTTTACGGAAAACAGAGTGGCGCAGTATTTTATTGACACTGTGCTAAGTGATCCAGACAAGAGCATCAGTGTGTTTGGTGAAGGTGAAGGCCCAGATGTCAAGAAATCTCGTGAGCATTTCACGGTGTTGGACAACATGGGTCAGTGTGACTTCGATGATGTGCAGGTGTGGAGTGACAAAGAAAATAAATATGTTGCGTGGTTCCAATTTATTTATGGCAACGTCACAAGTACCAGTGAGCCAATGGAAGTGATCGGCAACTACTCAGCTAATGAGTATGCTGATCGTATCATTAACAAAGTGGAGTGGTGTACAGAATGAGTGATTATTTATTAACCGGTAAAGACCAACTAGAGGAGCATCGTCGGTGCCTCAATGTGATACGTAGTGCCATTGAGTATGACGTTATCAACAGTATCCACTGCGATGTGTACGAGGAGTTAGAAGTATTACTCCACGATGCAGTACGTAAGATGGATGAGATCCACGACAGGTTGAAGGAGCATGTCTATGCATATGATGTGACTGTGACAATGTCTCGTCGTGTATACGTTAAAGGTAGGGACGAGGAAGATACGGAGCAAGCTGCATACGACTATGCCCTTGGTGAACTAGATCTACCTAGTGATTGGTCTGAGGATGACGTGCAGGTGTTTCGTGATGAGTGTGAAGAGACCACTAGTGTCTATGATGTGGCGGTGTAAATATGACTAGCTCAATACTTAAGTTGAAGGTAAAGTCTATGCGGACTTACAGAGAGTTCCGTGAAGTTGCTCCGTTTACACAGTTCGATGACATGATAGGTCTCATTGATATTGTAGCAGTAGAAGACTGCGAACGAATCCTTGCAGAGATGAGGGATATACATGAGCAGCAATGTAACTTAACATACAAGGAGTTGACGGAGTATGAAACCAAATATGTTAGAAAAAAATACGGCTACGACAAGGAGTAATATAAATGATTGGTACATATTTCATAGTGCATAAGTTTGACCGTGACGTGTGGGAGTGGGTAGAGAGATCACCGGATGGTTCTGACCACTTCTCCACGCTTGACAATGCAAAGTACTTTTGCGATGCTTATATCAAGGACGGCGAGGAGTGCCGTGTAATCAGAGAGGAGGTAGTGTATGAACCCGATGCCTAGTCTGAGTAAGATGTCAGGTAAGCTGGAAGGTATACAAGCAATCAACACCAATACGTTAACGAATGAGTTCTGTATCAAGGAGTCTAAGAAGAAAGACCCCAAGCGTATATGTGGTAAGTGTTACAGTGTTGGTATGCTTTCTAGTTATAGGAAGAACTGTGCACCTGCATTCCAGAGGAATAGTGACATTCTCGCCAGTGATGCTGAGTTTATTCTTCCGCGTACCTCCGGTGCATTCGTGCGGTTTCATGGGCATGGAGAGCTGATAAATGAGCAGCATTTCCGTAACTTTTGTGCGATAGCCAAGGACAACAAGCACTCGACGTTTGCTTTGTGGACTAAGCGTGTGGACTATGTACGCCCTAATCTGCATCTTGTTCCTGATAATATGATTCTTGTTTATAGTAATCCTATTGTTGACAGGATAATGACAAAGCCACCTCGTGGATTCGACCGTGTATTTAACAACGTATCGGAGGAGTTCGACGGAGAAGCTAACTGTACTGGACAGAAGTGTATGGATTGTTTACTATGCTACAAGCGTGACACCACAAAGGTGATCATCGAGCATGAGAAGTAGGAGGACGTATGGGACGCGAACAGTGGGAAGTTTGGCACGACGATTACCAAGATTATTGGGAAGGTGATCGTTGTATCTGGGACTATGCAGAGGAGTATCACGAGGACGATATCTCCAAGTACAAAGAGGAGCGGGATAGTGGCGAAGAAGTATCTTGATTACCACATGACACACCAAGAGATTGCTGAAGAGTTAGGCATCAGTCGTCAGATGGTACGTGTCATTGAGTATCGTGCGCTGCAAAAGCTTAAGCGTTCAGGTAAGCTACGTGCTTTCTTGGATCATGTTAACGACGAGAGGGAGGAAAGATATGGGAAGGAATACACGCCGGTATGTTAGGACGCACAAACCACGGACTAAATCAAGAGGTAATAGTGCCGGCAAATCCATTGGCAAAAGAAAACGTAGTGTGGTATACTAATCTATATAGTCTATACAGTAAGTACTATGCATTAGTATTAAGTATTACTAATACATATTACTTTTATAATAGGAGGTGACATGGAACAAGCAGAACGTATTCGTATGGTTGAAGAGTTGACGGAGGATCAGATGCATAACGTCAACTACATGGAGGCAATGAACATGTTGTTTAATCTTTTTGCATTGGAGTTTGATTCGATGGATGATGAGCAACTGAAGTCTCGTTATCTTTCTCGTTTCGGTACAAGTCAGGAGGTGCATTGATGGCATTCGTGGAGCTACACCAGAAGTGTAATGATTGTGGATCTAGTGATGCGTTGTCCTACAATGAGGATGGCTCTAGCTATTGTTTCGCATGTGCTACGTTTACCCCGTCCTCAGACGGCACAGGAGGCTCTGTGAGCGACATTAACGACTATCGGGTACCAACCCCAAGGGTTCCTGTAATGGAGCTTAGAGGGCAATCTAGGAGCATTCAGGACAGGGGTATTGATGCACGTACAATGGAGAAGTATTCATCCACTGTGTATGGTGACGAGGTACACTTCGGATATCACACACCAGACGGTGAATTAACTGCAGTTAAAAAACGTACACCCGATAAGAAGTTCAGCATCGACGGTGACTGGAAACGTGCCGGTCTGTTCGGTCAGCACCTATTCCCTTCGGGTGGGCAGTACATAACCGTGGTGGAAGGAGAGATGGATGCACTGTCTGCGTACCAGATGTTTGGTGACAAGTACCCAGTAGTGTCTATTCGTAATGGTGCACAGGGTGCGGCGGCGGATTGTCGCAGGGCATACGAGTTCCTCGATCAGTTCGACAACATCATCTTCTGCTACGACAACGACGAGCATGGTAAGAAAGCTGCGCACGAGTGTGCCGATATGTTTGGTGGTAAGGCAAAGATATACCAACATGGTGAACACAAGGATGCATCAGACTATCTCGTCAACGCCGACAAGGATGACTTTATCAAGCGGTGGTGGGCGGCTAAGGTGTAC